TAATACAACTGATCCAACAAGCGCACTTATGGGAGAGTTCTATGTACGCTCTGATGGTGTTCTTAGGTTCCACAATGGTACAGCATGGAAAACAGTGACGGTAACTTAATGATGAATACACTTGAAAAAGCTAAATTAGAATTACTAGAAATTAATTCATCCTTGTACGAGCTAGAACAGCGAAAAAAGCAAGTTCTAATCTATGTAAAAGGATATGAAGATGCCCTTAAAGAACAAAGTATAGAGGCTGACAATGGCGCAGTATAAAGCAGGTACAGTAAGTGTAACTTACCTAAGTGCAACAGTAACCGGTTCTGGTACTGAATGGCTTACAAATGCAACGGTAGGAGATTGGTTCTACGTTGTAGGTGAGAGTGTAAGATATGAGATTGCTGTCATTAATAGTGACACTGAGATTGTATTAGATCAAACGTATAAAGGCGCCACTCAGACCGGTGCTCTTTATACAATCCATAGTGATTTTACAGAGTCACTTGGCCTCCCTCTACTTTCAAGGGGTGATGTTGAGACAGCTAAGATTATCTCTCGTGCTTTCCAGACGCTTGATAATGGCATCAATGTCACAGGCATGGATTGGAAAGGTGCTTGGGATGTGGGGACTACCTACGCAGAAGATGATACTGTTTTCTATGACGGCAGTACATATATTGCTCTTACAGCCCACTCTGGACAAACACCTCCGTCCCCTGCTTCTGCTCCAAGCGCATATTGGGACTTGGTTGCTCAGACAGGTGAGAGGCTTGTATGGAAAGGGGAATGGTCAAATACTACTTCCTATATTGTAGGAGATGTTGTTAGAGGTTTTCCAGACATACTCAATAGAATACATAGTTATGTTTGTATTGCAGATCACACCAACCAAGCCCCTCCTGAGTGGTATCTAGCCCCAACTGCTTACTGGGATTTACTTGTAAAAGGTGGTGAAGGTTTTGACTGGTATGGCGCATGGGACAGTGGCATTACATACTACGCTTTAGAAGTAGTTTCTTATAATGGGAATATATATTTCTCATTACAAGATACAAATTTAAATCAGAATCCTGAAACAGCAACAACCTATTGGGAACTTTTATCTAGAAAGGGTGATACTGGTGACACAGGTGCCGATTGGGACCAATGGCAAGGTGCTTGGTCTGCCGGTACTTATCAGATATTAGATGCTGTTGAACATAATGGTTCCTCTTGGATTGCTACGGCTATCACTACGGAAGAACCTAGTCTATCGGCTACCGATTGGGACTTGCTTGCTGCCAAGGGAACTGATGGTGCGGGTACAGGTGATGTTGTTGGTCCCGCTGGCGCTGTAAATAACAACATTGTTGCGTTTGATGGTGTTACAGGAAAGCTTGTCAAAGATAGTGGTAGTTCAATTACTGATCTTCATGCACACACAAATAAGACTACCTTAGATAAAATCACGGAGAGTGGTGGTCTACCTTTATGGGACGGCGGCGCATGGCCTGATCCAGTTATAGATTTCACAGACCTTGGAGATACGCCATCTGCCTACACTAGCTCTGCTGGTAAGTTATTAGCTGTTAATTCAACAGCAGATGGTGTTGAATTTGTAGATGGTATTCCTGCTGCCGCTTTTGCTGACCCTGTGACCCTGGTTGCAACCTCCGGATCGATAAATATTGACTGGACAGCATCATGGCGATATATCCAGCCTGAACCCACGGGACCTATCACCTATACATTCACCGCCCCCGAGACAGCGGCGCGTCTATCGCTGCTGATTCAGTCAGATGGCACAAGCACAGCTCAAACCATCACGCTCCCGACCGTAACGGAGTTCGGTACAGCGTGGGCACCTGCTGATAATCTGCAATCGGTGTTGACGTTTGAGTACCTGCCTGGAGTCGGGTACAACTTCATGGGAGCGAACGAGGTATGAGTATCTATGCCGTAAGCCTTGACGGCTACCTTCGTGAGTATTCGAGCAGTGACCTATCTACGCTGCTCACATCTGCGGACTACGGAACAAATCTGCGAGCAGTTGCGCAAGATGATGACTATGTGTATATCGGTGGCGGTACTCCGCAGACAGTGCGGAGATACACAAAGACTGACTTTACGTTTGTCGACGCAACCGCGTCATATGGTGGTGAGATACACGCAATCGAGGTTGATGATACCCATATTTATGTTGCCGGACTCACAACTAATACTGTGCGGAAATACTTGAAATCTGACATGTCGTATGTTGGGCAAACCGCATCTTATGGCGGCTCCATACTTCACATGAAGATAGACGATACCCATATATACGCAGGCGGAACGACAACCCGAACAGTACGAAAATATCTGAAGTCCGACCTTAGTTATATAGGCCAGACCGATTCCGCTGGTGACGATATAAACGGACTGCATCTTGATGCTGATTATGTTTATTACGGATACTCCAACTATTTCAAGCGTGCGAACAAATCAGATCTTGGTGGGGTGATTACATCAGACACGTCAATTACAGGTGAAATATACGGGATCACATCAGATGATAGTTATGTGTATGCGAGCGGGTCAACACCATCTTCCTCATTCTTAAGGAAGATGAATAAATCGGACCTAACGGAAATAACAACATCTAGCGGACTTTCTACTGGCGGCGTCAGGCTTGCGAATGATGGAACTTACCTCTATTCAGCCGGCATCAACAATAGAGTAAACAGGTTCCTGATGAGCGATATGACTTATGTTGATCAATCGGCAGCAGCGACAGGAATCATATTCGATGTTGCCGTTCGTGATGATGGAATTACTGCCGTGAGTCCAGCCATATTCGCTTTCGGAGGTGTGTAAAATGTGGACAAAATTGAGTAATGGGGAGCAGGTGTCAGAGGCGCAGATTCGCAAGAATCATCCTGAAATGCGGTTCCCGCGACCGATGCCTGACGAGGTACCTGGGTACCAGAAAACAATAGTGCCTCCTCTGCCTGAAATATTGGTTACACAAAAGGTAATCCGTGATGGTGTGTGGCAAGTTGACGGTAAGTGGACTGTACGATGGGGTGTTGTCGATAAGACCCCTGACGAGGTTACTGAGTGGGAAACTTCAACAGCCAACTCTTTGGTTGCCGCTGTAGACGATCACTTGAACGCTATAGCTGCAACTAAGGGGTATGATAATTGTATTACATGCGCTTTACGATCAGGGTATCCTAATCCATGGCAAGCAGAGGGGGTAGCATTTGGTCAGTGGATGGATAGTTGTTATCTCTATCTATATCAAGTTGATGCTGATGTTAAGAATGGAGTACGTCCTGTCCCAACAGCTAATGAACTAATTGCTGAACTACCTGAAATGGTGTGGCCATGATTGAACAGATATTTAGAATAGCAGCATGGTTGTCTCAGGGTGTTAATGTAATACTATTAGGCGGCAGCGAAGATATGACCGTAAGTGCTAGGTGCCACGTAAATCAAAACCAACCAAAATGGTCAACGACTAGGAAGGTGTTAAACGCTATCTTCTTTTGGCAGGAAGATCACTGTAAGACTTCCTTCGCTCAAGATGAAAAACATGCAATAGAAGTCTTGACAATCAATAAACTTTAGCCTACAGTGCAGGTAGGCAATTCCGCCTATATAGAGGAGAGATACCATGAAGAATATAGTAGTATTGGTTTTAGTGGCGTTTTTGACTGTAGGATGTGCTTCCTACGGAGATTATTACGCCTCTATTGAAAAGACTAATGAGTTCCGGGCAAGTATCGAAATGGCTAAGTATCAAGCTGAAACTGCACGACTGACAGCTTTGGCAGCAGCAGCCTCAAATGGGGACGCTGCAACTAAGTCAGCAGCCGTTATGGCTATTGCCCTTAGCGGCGGTAAAGACAGTGGTTCAAACCAGATGGTGCAGCCTCAGATGCCTCGTAACGGTGCTTTAGAGTGGGTACAAGCTCTCGCCAACCCTTTGGTTAGTCTAGGTATCGCACGATATGGTATGTTGACTAATATCAATGCATCTGATAATGCTCGTGATACTCAGATGGCTTCCTACGGGGCGTTCTCTAACTTTGGTAATAACATCATGAATGGTAGTATTGCAGGGTATCCTTATATTAATCCTACTCCTGTTATTGCCCCTGATCCGGTGCTCGTACCTACACAGGTTGTTGACCCTGTGATTGTTGAGCCTATTATTTATGAACCTACTCCGTAAACTGAACCAAGTCAAAGTACAGGAGGGGCTGTTTGTCCCTCCTGTTTCTATTCTTATTCATTTACTTCTAATTAGAGCCGGTAAAGGGGGCTACTAGATGCAAGAGCGACGACGCCAAGACGATGAGGCAATACAAGAAATAAAAGGCACAGTTGATTGCCTAAAGAATGATTTGAAATCACTGGAACAAAAGCTAGACCCCGTAATTGAAGTATGGAACTCTCTTGCTGGATTAGTGCAAGTATTAAAGTGGGTAGGGCTAGTCGCCAAATGGATTGGTATTATAGGCGGAACAATTATAACTGTGCTCACTCTCTTTACTTACAAAAAAGGTGGTGGTTAGTGTCAAAGTATTTTACTGAAGACGAATTGAAATGTAAATGCGGTTGCAATCAAAATCTAATAACTCCCTCTTTCCTTGATAAACTAGATCGGATTCGTGAAGAGTGTGGCTTCCCTTTCAGAGTAACATCTGCCTACCGTTGTCCTCCCCATAACAACAATATCAGTTCGACTGGCTTAACAGGTCCACACACTACAGGCAGGGCAATAGATATTGCAACAAATAGTAGACAGAAGTTTAAAATCATGGAAGCCGCACGAAGAGAAGGTATAACCCGTTTTGGAATAGCCAAGGGTTTTATTCATATTGATGATCTTACTACCCAAGATGGATTTGATGAGGAAGTAATCTGGACGTACTAAATGAAAGATAAAGATTGGGACAAGTTCTTGGAACGAAAGCGTAGAGTGCAGAGACAGAAGGAAAAGCGGCCTAAAGAGAGAGAAGAATATAATCTCCCTTCACACATAGAAAATAAACTCCATAAAAAATAAGGAGATTGTTGTGTTAGAAACAATCATACTCATTGTCCTGCTAGTGCTGGGGACAGTATCACACTTCCTGAAGAAAGTAGTAGAGGCATGGCGACAGGGTGAAAAGATAACACTTAAACAGTATTTCATAAGTAACCCTTACCAAACTATTTTCTCCATTGTAATCAGTCTCACAGGCTTTTTCTTACTATACGGTAGTCCTGACTTAACTAGAATAACTGCTTGGGCAGTTGGGTTTTTAGGGGACAGTTTAGCAGAAGTCATTGGGGACCGATCAAAGGTTAAACTATGATATCACTATTACTCAAATGGAAGCAATACCTAACCCTAGGCATCTCTCTAGCTTTTATTCTATGGCTTGGCTACACCATCTGGCAGAACAAATCTCTCATTACTGAGAATATTACCCTTTCCATTGAACTAAAGGCATCCCAACAAGCACTAGAAGCTATGGCTAAAGCTAAGGTAGCCTCTGATATTGCTCTCACCTCAAACAAGAAAGACAAAGATAAGATAGCTAAGGATTTGTCTTTTACTCAAACAGAACTACGGAAATTGAGAAATGAAATCCAAGATAAATGTCTTGACACTGATGTTCCTGATCTTCTTCTTAACCGGCTGTAATCATAACCCATCAAGACCTACTGTTCCTCAATCTCTCCTAGAACCAACGGAATACATGACCGCGAGGGATGTAGGAGTAAAGACTTACGGTGATGTAATTGATACATACATTCCTTATCTTAAGTCTCAAATTGAATCTTGTAATGCGGATAAGGACGCAATCGTAATTTGGGAAAAGGAGGTTGAGAAGTGATCTCAGACAGATTTGTTATTGTTGGGAACGGGCCTTCTGCGGCTGGTTATACACCACCTGATGATGTTACTGTGATTGCAGTAAACGGAGCAATAGATTGGTTGCCTAGAGCGGACTACTGGTTCACTCTAGACCCGTCCCCCGAAAACATGGTGAGGATGAGAGAGAGGAAACCCAACACAGTCTACTACTGCGCTAACGAGGGAAATCAAGAGAGTCCGCGTGGAGTGATGAGGCTCGATAGGGTGTCTCAAAAAGGTGGGCGAGAACCTTTCGAGAAAGACACCCCTGAATGGTATCTTTGGCGGTGGGGCGGTATGTTAGGACTGTCAGAAGACAGCAGAAAGATACACAGCGGTAATTCCGCTTATGGAGCATTGGGGTTAGCCTATCACTTAGGGGCTAAGAAGGTGTTGTTGGTCGGGGTTGATGGCACTCAGGAACCAAAATTAGATGGAAAAATTCCGAGGAATTTGAGTCACCTGCCTATCTTGTTTGAAAGTGCTAAGGGACAGATAGATTTCAAATCCATTGGTTTTCTTCCTGTTAACAAGACTGAAGAGGAGGAAGGTAAGTCGTGGTTGATACAGTAGCCCTTGTATACAGGACAGGAGGGGACTACTCCCTAGAATATGTAGATCGTTTAACAAAGAATTGCATCAGGTTTGGTGCAAAGAGAGTTGTGTGCCTTACAGATGACCCTGATGTAGCAAGCATTTGTGAACCCATCCCCCTCAAGCATAATTGGCCGGGATGGTGGAGTAAGCTGGAATTGTTTGAACAACTAGACTCTGCCTTATATTTTGACCTTGATACAGTGATTAATGGTGATATTACTCATCTATTGGAGTATAACCACAAGTTCACTATGTTGAAGGGGTTTAGTAAGAACAACCAGAGAGGCGCATCCGGTGTTATGGCTTGGAATGGGGATTACGCATATCTCTCAGAAAACTTCTCCGAGGAAAGAATACCTGAGTATACTAACATTTTGAAAAGTAAGTGGGGGGATCAAGATTGGATAAATGATCACATACAGTCCCCTGTTGAGTATTTCCAGCAGATATTCCCAAAACAAATCGTCAGTAGGAAGTGTAATTCTTTGGTTGAAAGGCAGAATGCTTCTGTGATCTGCTACCACGGAAACCCACGACCACACAATACAGGATGGGCTGTATGAAGTTATACGGTGTTGAACTAATAAATGAAGGGGACATAGTTGTCCGTTCTTTTAAAACCAAAGGTTATTTTGAACCACTCTCGATAACTAAATGGAAATCTGCAATTAGAACAGGCATGATTGCACTTGATGTAGGTTCATATACTGGCTTATATGCGCTGATTGCATCCAATCAAGGTGCTAAAGTTATTGCTTATGAGCCTAACCCTTTTGCCAGAAAGAGGTTAGTAGAAAACATTTTGCTCAACGGGGCCGATGTTGCCGTAGTGCCAGCAGCAGTAGGTGAAGTGCATTCCAATGGGACTCTTTGGTTACACCATACAGATATGACAACAGCAGGAAGACTGGAGAAGCGTGAAGATGGGAGACCTATTCCCGTTGAGATCGTTCCGCTGACTTGTATGGAACCTGTGTGTGCTATCAAGATTGACGCAGAAGGTTACGAGCTACCAATCCTCCGTGGCGCTAGGGAGATATTAGAGAGAGACAAACCGCTAGTCATTGCAGAAGCCTTAACTGAAGAAGCAAACATGGAGCTAAAAGAATATATGGCTAGTTTCGGTTACGTCGGTGTAGATGTAGATGGGAGGAATATTGTCTTTGAATGTCCGTAATTTACACTTCCAAGCAAAGAACAACATCGGGGATAGTGTCTGTGCCCCGTCCATCTATCTTCCTCTAGGAGAGAGATTTCATATATCTAATTTCAACCCTGACAATGAAGCAACCATTTGGGGAGGAGGTTGTTTAGCAGACGGTAGTATCCCCCAAGCAAAGAAAGCCAAAGGAGTTAAGATAGCTTGGGGCATCGGTGGGACTGAACGTGGGAGAGACCACCCACCCCTACCAAGAGAGTATTCTGTGTTTGACCTAGCTGGTGTGCGGGATTATCCGGGTAATGAAAATATCTGGATTCCTTGTTCTAGCTGTTTGTCTCCTTTGTTTGACTTTATCCCTGAACCAACACAATCAGTTGTTCATTACGGCCATTTTACAAGAAGTCCAATGGACGGATTAAATAACAACTGTATGGATTTTGAGAGGGTAATTAACTACTTATCCTCGGGGGAAACAATCATAACCTCTAGTTATCATGGAATGGTGTGGGGCACTTGGCTGGGAAGAAAAGTCATAGTACAACCGTTTGGCAGTAAGTTTTACGGATGGCCATACGAGTGGAACAAAGAACACCCAAATGCTTTGAAAGAAGCTAGACAACTAAATCTTGAGTTCTATGATAAAGTTAAACAATTAATTCAATAAAAAGAATGAAAATCCTTTTATTCTAGACTATCAAGATACGCAACTGTTCGTACAAAAACAGTAGGGAGTAGTGCATGAAAGAATTAATTCAACTTGGGGATACTTATGACCAACAAACCCCTTCCGTAGATATATCTAATGACATTTACGCTGGCCCTCTAAACGCTGGCGTTGCTCAGAACATAACAGTTCCAACGGGAGCCACTACAGTTATCTTTGGGGCAACAGGCTCGTTTTGGTACAAGGAAGGTTCCAATGCAGTGATCCCCACTACGTTTAGTGTTTCCTCAGTTGAATTAAATCCAACCATGAGGACTGTTGATGCTGGTACTGTTATCTCTGTAATCAGTCCTTACAACATCTACCTTTCTGCTTCATTCTATAGGACTTAATCATGTTCAATAATCAATATCAAGAAGCAAGGGACTATTATTATGACGTAGCGGCAGGGAATATACCTGGAGCGGAGTTATTTGGTGCCTACGGGGAGTTTACAGCAACAGGGGCAGAGACAAACCATCTTATCTGGCCTGACGGTGTACTTACGTTACCTGCCGCATCTGGTGTCCAAATGAGTGTAGTTAGTACAGGTGCAGCGGATAGTGCCGCAGGTGCTAACATTAGAAGCATAGATATACATTATTTAGACGACACACTAACACCACAGGTAGAGGTTGTAACACTGAACGGTATAACTCCTGTCCTAACAGTAGCCACTAATATCCGGTTTGTGCAGTGTGTGCATGGGCTGACCTTCGGAGCCAATGGATATGCTGCTGGTACGATAACAATCTCTAATGGGGCCAACATATACAGCCAGATCGCCATAGGCGATACCCGGTGTGCCTCTAGTGCCCGTATGGTTCCCGCAGGAAAGAGAGCGTTTGTAGCAGGGGCAGCAGCTTCAGCAACAAGCGGTACAGCCGCAGCAAAAGTTAAGATTCGTATAGTTGCCTCTGAAATCACAGATCAGCAATTCACCTCGCCTTTTGTCCTTATCCCTTTCGGAAGTATAGGTATACAGGATAATGGTATCTCCATGAGTTTCCCACTTCCATTACCATTCTCTGAAGGTGCAGTGATAGCAATGACAGGAAGTTGTGATAAGGGATCTGTGATGAATGGGACGTGGTTTGGTTGGTTGGAAAATGCCTAATCAGAGCATCTAGGAGCCATTTTAAGCTCTCACACTATACCTACCCCTAGGATAGCCCTATAGGATTGATTCTAAGGCTGTTTTTGATTAGATAAAGCCTATAAACGGAGAGGTCTGAGGGTGAGGCAGTAGGGTAGTGGCTGGTAGGTAAAGCAAGTCTCAGTAATAAACAAAAGATAAAGAAAAAGCCCCAAGGAGCAAATCCAAGGGGCTTTCTTTTTATGTAAATCCAATCTGCCTAGCACTATTTTCTTCTTATTTAATTATCTATTTAAATAGATATTAGCATACTCGTGTTTTGCCTCCGCCGATTTTCTAGCGCAACACGCATCAAAGAAGTCTTTAAAGTACCCGAGAGATATCTCTTTTTTACCAATACGTATCCTACTTCTCCAAGAATTATTTTGTTTATGGTAACTCACACCTCTAATTCCTGTTTTGTTGTCTTTATAAATACGTTGATTTATAGCCTGTGTTGATTGGTCTGCCCATCTACAGTTTGTAGGTTCATAGTCTCCGTTTACATCTATCCTGTCGATAGAATGTTTATCGGAGGGACGTGTACCCATATCCTCTAAAAAGTTCTCAAAAGAGTTTAACCATCGATCACAAACTTTAATACCTCGTTCTTTATAGAGGTATTTATCTTGCTCACTTGGGTTAGAGCACCTTCTTTTCATACTACACCAAGCAGTGTACTCAGGTGTTTCTGTTTTACCGTGTGTAGTTAACATACTAGCCATCGTATCCCTCTGTAAGCATCCACAGGATAATGTACTACCCCGCCTAAGAGAATGACCAGAAACGATCTTTTCTTTACCGCAGTCACAAACACACAGCCACCTTGAATGTCCGGCACGTGAAGGCGCACGTCCTGTTACAGTTAGTCGCCCATATTTTTTACCAGCTAAATCTTCATACCTGCATTTAATACAGGTCTGTTGTCCGTGTAACAAGTCATAAGTGAGAGCGGTAATTTCGCTCCCACAGTCACATTTACACAACCAGTGCCACTTGTTATGACTCCCTGCGCGTATTTTATCAAGGACTAGAAGTTTCCCAAATCTTTTTCCAATTAAGTCCCTACCTTTTTTGATAGTCAAGTAAGTCTCCTCCCTGGAAATCTATTAGCCGCATCAGGCATCCTAATCTTGTAATTAACTGTTATCTGTTTATCGGCCTGTTTCCACACTTAGGACAAGGGATTTGTTCTCCCTTGGTTAGTTCCTCGAACTTGTGGCCGCATGAGCCACACGCGTAATCATACAGCGGGGGCATTGTCCCTCCTAATAAAGAAGCACGTCCTTGTGCTAGATTCTTCTTACGCAGTGTAAGCGTGTACCAGCTTCTTAGTAGCCTTACACTTACGCGGAGTCCCCTTCTTGAAATATAGGGCCAGAGTATTACGAGCCGTCTTGTTAGGGATACCCAGCATATCAGATACCTCAAAACTGGTAACACCGATGCCACTCTTGCGGCGGGAAAGAATCTTGTCAATTGCTTCACGTGTAGTCATATAATCTCCTTAAATCGTTGAATAGAATAAAAAAGTCCTACTCTCAGGGGTCAAGCCTAGTTAATCTTCCTGCGGCTTTCCGGCTGTCAATCGTTTCTTCAAGTCAGCTACTACTCTGTCCACTGACTTCAACTCGCAAGAACTATACGCTGTTCTTCCATCCTTGTCAACTACTTTGATAAAAACAAGTAAGTCTTTGAAGTAGGGACATTTGTTTATCTCTATATCCATTAAAAGGACACTTCACAGGCTCCACCGCTACATCCTTGGGCACCCATCGTATCTACCTCAGTATACGTTCTTTTATTTAGCTCCTGAGCGAAGTCCATAGGTTTAATTGTTTTAGTAATAACAGACCACTTGTGTAGATTATACACGTCCTTCAAGCAGTTAGTCATATCCAGTACATCCCCATCAAAGTAGCTGTCTGCAAACTTCCTCGCTCTACGAATCCAATCACGCTTCAGCAAGTCACCTGAATCTTCTGGGTCTAACTCAACACCCCATCCATTCAAAGTATCGCAGGCTGTCCATAGGTTATTACTAAAGGCATGTAAGCCATCGACAATCAGACCCGAAGCAAAGAGGGTAGCATCTCCGTACCTAGAAAGCAACTGTTCTGCCGTAAACACTTCAGTAAATGGGGCTTGCGGGTAAGCCTTGTCGCCATAAGCACTAAGCAGAGACACCCCGGCGAACCATTGCCGATTATCGTATAGGTATTGCTCCACTTCATCCCAATCATCTACAGTGATGGTATTACTCACATTGTGGCGTAAAGCAGGATTAACACAGAGTTCTTTATTAGTTCCATATTCAATCCAATACTGCTGTGCCAGCTTTACATACTCAAGTTGCTTCACTCCAAGAAGGTCAGATTTGTAGACACTACCCTCTTTGGTCACAATAGGGAAAGATACGACCTTATCTGTTCCTGTGTTACTCCACACTGACTTCTCTACCATCTTTGGATTCACGCTTTCAATAACAGCAAGTGTATCATCCTGATCATTTATTTGCACATTGCGGAAGTACATAGGAGCATGTTCACCGTGAATACCTGATGCTGTACCTAGCAGGACAGATGCGTTTCCAGAGGGTTTTACAACTGTGGTTCTGGCCGCTTGGTTAATACCGATCAGTGAAGCGACTTGCTTATTAACTGCCTTAACTAGTTCTGCCCCATTAATCATAGTTTGCTTATCAAACAACACGTCAGGGTTGTTCATCCAACCTGTTATTGATACGCCAATCAACGCTTCCTGTTTAATGATTTCTTCTGATGCTTTACCGAGGAATGGGAAGTCTGTGTATCCCGCTTGTAGAGTCCCAAGAATACTCCCTGCTTTACAAGCTCTCAGGAAGATTTCTTTATCTACGCACTGCCCACCATTCAACTCCGAAAGGTTACACACCTGCCAGCCACTCTCCCCTGATTCGGTCTTAGGGAGCATACCAACTTCTACACCTTTGTTGTTACTCTGCTTTCGCAGGGTCTAGTCATTTCTGCTAGACTCCCCTTATCACTAAAGGGAACAGACTATATCATCACCCCTTTTCAGGGGGTTTATCGTCCGAGTTTATAACTAAAACTTGGCAAAATAAATGGAGAAACAATCTGTTCAAATTTCTCAACATCTTTTGCTCTTAACCGAAGATACCAATAATTATTTTGGCGATTGATATTGAATTCTATATCAAAGATATCTTTTATAGTTTTCTTCAACAGCCAGTTATCTCCATAACTGAAACCTTTAGTATTTAATGTGTAATTTGGCTTCGATTCAGGACTTCTTTTATCCTGCACTCTTGACCCATCCGCCATAAAAATAATTGCCAATGCTTCTGCGTCTAACATGGTGAGCATGTGCGGGTCAATTACCTTCTTACCATCTATATAGATACGTTCAAAGATTTTAGTTAGAAGAGGATGGTTTTTTGATTCAAGCCTTACTTGGGGCTTCCTATTAAAACCATCTGTATTGTAATCTTTTCTATCTACCCTCGTAAAACCAATTCTGGCTTCTTTTAAGGTATCCTCGATTTTCTCAACAAAATCTAAATTCTCTTTTTTCATATTTATGATGAATTTAGCATTTGTTGAGTTTCCTACTAAATATAATCCACCATCAAAGGTAGAAAAATAGTAGAGTTTCTTGTTTAGTTCTTTACTCATAGTCGTTGCACCTTCCATATCGGATTGGCACAGGATTATCTCAAAGAGACTTCCCCTGTTTTTAGATAAATTAATTCGAGAAGTATTACTACTTCAAGCCGCTAGTTTTAACGGATTATAAGCAAAATCAAGGTTATCAGTAAAGATAAATCCAGGCTCCCCGCTGTGACGCACAGATTTCATAATATGTGTCCACTCTTCTCGGGTAACTTCATCTCGTTTCAGCATTACGCTGTTATTTGATCTCCCCCGTTGGGGATTTGTTTGGCGCCAATTGCCAACTTTAGCGTTTAGCATTTCTTCATCGTCTTTGCTAAACATACAAATGGTTGCACTTCTTCTTACCTTATATTTTCTCTAGTTTCCTAGAGGTTCGGACTATCTCTTAGCTACAAGAGCCACGGATTTCATTGGACAGATTATTGATTACCTTTCTCACTGTCTAGTCTCTGAGCCTTCTTGGTACAATATAGGTTTCCCAAGAGTGGCAACGGATTGGCATATCTTTCGACTTAGCTTTCCCGTTTTAACCCGTTTAGGTGGCATAAGGTTAAGTGCAATACTCTCGTAAAAAATTATCAGCTATTTGTTTTTTTGTCTTGTTGAAAAATTTCGGGGTAACCTCATACATCCAAGTAAGAAAAGTTACGGCTGAATCTCTGTTACTAAATCTAAGATCAATACAATTCTCAGTTTTTCGTTGACGAACTGTACTAGCTATATTTAGTTCTTCCACTAGGAAATTTTGAATCTTAGTCAATATGTCCCACGATTGATGGGTTATTGCTACATTGACCCAAAGCCTGTTTCTATCTTTCCTTCTCCCCCAAGAAGCATGACCGTCTGCATCAAAAAGACCATGTATGTAATACCTCATATTTTTCTTGGAGATATTAACTAAAGTCCTATCTGGTTTTTTATTCAGTACCCCAAACTTATTAAAACAAGATTCAAATTTGCTACTAAAATTTAATGTATAAGTAAATTTATCTGTTTTAATGCTATACCCACTGGTCTTATTTATTGGGATTTTTGAATTTATTACCCCGTCTGGACAAAACTCCTCCTTGATTGCTTGGATAATACTTTCTTCCACAGATGAGACATATAATCTAGCTTTTCTTTTATAAGTTGGTGGGTTAAAACCACCATCACCAGCTAGATATCCTATTAAGTATGCCTGCTCTTTATTTTCAATTTTTTCAAACACATTTAGCCGATAAGTTTTACCGTTGATTAGATACTCTTTCATTTAGATTTTCTCCAATTTAATTAATTATTTACCACCAGAAAGAACAGCATCGCTCATGTGCATCACAAAATCATAAGCTGTGATAGGACGCATCGGCACTGGCTCTTTGGCCTCTCCTACCTCTTGTTCAAGAAGTTCCTCACACTTCTGCAAGGCGTGACGTAAGCCGTCTGGCCCCGGTGCCTTGAATCCACCAGAAATGAAAGCCCCCTTCGGTCGAATCTTATGGAAGTCAAAGTGTACTTGACAACCCTCATACTCAGGGAACGTCCCCCCACCAATGAAGTAAGAGGACAGCAGAACCCCAAACGCCTTAGCCCACCCTTCAATACTATCCTCTACGGTATAAACCTTTGACTTCTTCTCATACCGATGTTTGATATGCGGAAGTTTAGCGATATGATGTTTCTGTACGCTAAAGCCGACACCACACCCCGCAAGCAGTAAATACATCGCTTCCTGAAAGAAAGAAGGACGATCTACGTAGCTTGAACTGCAATTGTAAAGTCTAGCGTTATGGTGAAAGATTTGATCCCCACCAAACTGTAGTGCTCGTTGTGCCCCTAAGACCAGCTTCTCTTTATATGCCTTTTCAGCGAAGGAGATTAGTTCTTCTAGTTCGGGGGTCATTACTTCCTTGTACTTCTCGCGGTGCATGTTCATCACGCGCTCAACAGACTCATCCCAAGTCTCGTACCTGTTTTTATCATCGTCCCACCTTGAGTAGCCCATGTAGAACTTACTTTGGGACATCATTTCTTTGCCGAGATTATTTTCCACCTACTCTCCTTATCCCCCACTCACCAGACTTCCCTTGTTCGTGAATGGAGTTATTGTCAATTACGAACTTACGTCCTTGTGTCTTGATTTCTACTTTATTGCAGTCAGGAAATAACTGCTTAGTCTTGCGATAAAGATCGGCTACTTCTGGGTATTCAGATTCAATAGCTTCAAATACGTTTATCACGATTGTCTCCTTTTATGAATACAATTCTACAGTATTTTTGCATGAATTACAGCAGATATCAATAGAACCGTACATACCTGTCCAACTTGATCCCATAGAGAGCGAGTTCCTAATTTCAACGTCTTCTGATCCACAGATATCGCATCGGCAGGTAAACCTATCTATATCACCCTCATCTGCGTGGAGCCACCCCGTATCGTTTTTCATTTTAAGCATCTAATATTTCCTACTAGAACTTCTTGCCGCCGTGACGGATTGGTCTAGACTTATTGTATTCATGTTTTGCAAGGATAGCTCCTGCAAGATTCCAACCCTTAGAAGCACTCATGTCCATGCAGCGGATTACAATATCAGCCATCTCAATTTCAGACTCAGTGTACTCAGGGAACTTTTTATCTTTAGGATTCCCATCTCGTAAGGCTTCCATTACTTCACTGACTTCTCCATGAATAAGGGCTAGTAGAGTACCGTCCTCTCGTTTCTCATCGTACCAACCCTTCTCTTTAGCTAGGTTGTGAATGTCTTGCTGTAGTTCAGTGAAGGAGGAATAGAAGTCAAAGGCTTTCATATCTTCGTCTGCAACCCACTTAGCACCTTCTGGTAAGGGAAAGAATGCCTCTTTGTCGTTATCCTTGGTGTATGCCCCAAATACTTGGGTTTGTGTCAATTGCTCAATCTTACCTACTTCCATCAGCAGCCTTCCTCATCATTCTCAAAGTCAGTCTCAGAATAAATATCTTCAAACTGTTTTAGGTTAGCAAGGATACGATCCTCAAGTAGTTCACACAGTTCTTCTGATGTAATCTCTAATCGGTCAATGATTTCTTCTGGATCAAGGTGATCCGCAATCAAAGTCATAATATCGTTTTTATGTAATGTCATAGTTTTCCTTTCACTTGATGTACGCGGTAGAGAATAAGGTAGCCAATTAGGTCAAGAATCACATCTTCTCCTGCTTCCTTACCCCTAGCGAGTCTACTTAGTTTATCGTCTAACCGTACTTTAATTTGTTCGAGAGTATCAGCTTTAGAAAATACCCGGATAGGGGTTAAGGCACTGTCACCGTATGCTCGATTCTTCTCAATAAGCATCTCTTCAATCTTACTACATTCTTCACTGATTAGTTCAGCAGTGGTCTTTACTCGTTGGCTTTGTTCCCATTGGTAGTCGCTTAGGTTATCCCCCATTAGTCTTTCCCCGAGACAATATAAACACTGGCACAGTCATCTGTCCAATCAAAGGTAATGTTATGAAGTTTAACTCCGTATTCCTCGTAGTAACTTTCTGCGAAGTCAATCAGCGCAGTGTGCAATGAAGAAGTTATGTCTACTTCAATCTTAGTAGTGAGCGTTGTCATTCATTCCTCCTCAGAAGCAGGTAAGGTGAACAGTTGTAGTTCAAACTTAGTCTGCTCTAGGACACCTAGTATTTCAATAAGAGTTTCGTACCCTGTGTGAAGGAAATCGAAATCCCCATCCTTCTCTGCGATAACCATGAAGTTATCATATTCGTTATTTTGTAATGCTTCAATAATTAGTTCTGCTGGTGTTTGCGGTTTAAACTTACCGCTGATTATTTCTGCCAATCTTATTCTCCTTTAATCGCTTTGTCAATGCGCTCTTTAGCAATCTCAAAATACTTAAGTTCCTGTTCAATCCCAATGAAGTTTCTATTAGTATTAACACAAGCCACTCCAGTTGTGCCGCTACCCATCGTGTTATCTAGCACAATCTGACCTTCGTTGGTGTAGGTCTTGATTAGGTATTCACAGAGGGCTACGGGCTTTTGGGTGGGGTGAATCTTCTGACCTTCATCTAAGCCAAACTCAAGTATGTTCTTTGGGTAGTTTGTGAATTCCTGAACATACTCTTTCCCCGCTGTTCTCAGAGAACCCTTACCACTAGATTCGCCTATATCATCACGGACATTACCACCACCAGCACTCTTAGAGTTCTTACAGACCTTATCACAGCGAATCAAACCTTGTGGGTAGTAAGCCTTACCGTTGAACACACATACATCTTCTGTTGCTCTCAGAGGCATCTTCTTGGCGTTTTGAAACCCAGTCGGTCGTGGTTTGATCCAAGTCCAAGCGTGCTTAAAATTCTTCAGGTTGCTTACGATCATAACGCTAGTGAATGGTTGTGCTGCAAATAACACTATACGGCCATCTGGTTTAACAATCCTATGGTATTCTGACCACAGCACGTCAAACGGAATCACAGAATCCCAAGCATTACTTGTAGTCCCATAAGGCAGGTCACATAGAATCATGTCAACCGATCCTGAAGGGATTTGAGGCATCAGTTCGAGACAGTTACCTTGCATTAGTTCAATCTTGCTCATGTTTCTCCTCTTTAAGTGGACAACCTTCTTTAAGATAACCAACACAACCTTGTGGTAATTCTACGTCTGGGTGATAGCACCACGCACAATCTCCATATCCGCAGAAGGGTTTTGAAGTGGGTTCGTTCATCGCTTATACCATTCTTTCATTAAATAGTCAAGGGAAAGCTCTAGTAAGCAGTAATCCCCATCCTTTACTTCATGCTTCATGATACACCCCCGGAAGTGATTATTTCCTTGGTAGCCTTTGTAATCCTCATCGTGTTGATAAAACGATCCGCATATCAAGCCTCGTAAAGTCTTACCATTAGCTAGGTGTTTTTCCCCAATATCCTTACCCTGCTGGTGCCCCATAGTGAAACTAAAACCGATGTTATTCAATCTTGTATGAGCCTTCCCACCATAAGGTTTGCCTGTATTTGGGTTGTAGAAATAGTGTGTGTAAGCTACTCCGTCAATCTCCACCACTTCTAAGAAATCATAGACCTCCCATCCGTAATCTTTCAGTCTGAGGTCTTGGTATCCAATGGTTCCTTCAAGTACAGGCTCTCGTTCAAGAACTCTTGCTATTCTTTGCTCATGGTTGCCCTTTAAAAACACCATACGAGGTTTGTACTGTGGCTTCTTGTTCTTCTTTTGACGTTGATTGTATTTAATCATTGGCCCAAGAAGTGCGTTCATCCCTTCAATACCGGCTTCAATGTCTGCTTTATACCTGCGGCCTTCAAAAGACTTCTTACCCTTATCGTAATCACTCAGTGATGGCATGTCCCAATGATCTCCCAAGTGTACAATCACTTCAGGTCGTTTCGACATGATATAGTTACCGGCAGCTACTAAGTGCTCGTAAGTAAGGCCGGGTTTACACTGAGTATCCGGTATGATAAAATGACTACTCATAACTCTCCTTTATTTCCATTCTTCAACTGCTTTCTGATTCTTCAGCATCTCTACTGCTTGTACCAACTCAGGAATCTCATTGAAGTCTAGTTTAACCTTTCCTTCTTCGTTTAGAGGATTCAGGACAACGAAATAACCGCCTGCTTCGTCGTCTAATTGTACTTGGACAGCAGAATCACCAAAGCAAGCGTTATCAGTCTCGTGATGGATTGTTACTTGTGTGATTGTAATCATTCGTGCTCCTTTTCGGGGGCATATTTTCTCTGCAAGTCTAGGAGGAGTCTCTTTTCTTCGGCTTCCGTAGCTGCCCTCTTTTTCAACTCCCGCTGTCTTTTAGCCTTTGCTTTCTTTTTCTTCTCTTCTTCCACCCTTTGTTCCTCTAGTAAAACGGCCTCAATACACGCAGACACAAGGAGTGGTACTTTATTAGGAGGGACTTGCTCTACTATGCGATAATCCGGCGCAACCATATGAAGAGTCCTTCTCAGGACTTTTAAGTCATCCTCACTTACATCACACCAGTCAGATATACTATCAACGATTGTAGTGCTCTCATCATAGTCATAGTCGGTTGTGACTGTGTGAACCTTAATTATTGCTATCTGAGTCATCCCAAGTCTCCTTTGTATACCATCTAAAGCCGTTTTTCGTGGCCCACTCGCCGTGGGAAATCTTAGTCCCATCTTTACGCTTCTTAGAGAACGGCATAGGTGTCTCAGGCTTCTCAAATACAAACACTAGCTCTTTGTCTGGATTACACTTCTGAATCCATTTATAGCGGGCCGCATCCTGAGAGTCCCTAAATCGGCCCTTGACCTCAATTAAGATATTAGGCTCTGATGGGTTAATGAAATCAACTTCATAAGTATGATCTACATGGTAATCTACCTTCTGTGGGTGATGATTGTATCCCTTGAAGATTGTATCATGGAGGTCTTTTTCTAACTGGCTATCGTATCCCTTTGGAAGTGATTTAGGACGTTTTGCAAAGTATCGTTTCTTCACTCAACACCTCTGAAAATAACTACGGCTGACGGGAATGGGGCAGATTGTGGTTTGCCGTTCTTATCCAACATAGGTTTGCCATCCACCTCAAACTTCAACCTACCCTCTAAAAGCCGTACTTCAATCCCTTCTCTTGGTTGGTGGTTTACCTTGTCCCAAATAAATGTGTGCCAAGCCTTTGTATCAGTGCGGGCAGGAATCAAGAATACACTTGTAACTCCTTTTAGTCGCTCTTCTGCCGCCTTCTTTACAAATAGTTTTTGTAGCCCCCGACTATATGGGGGATTGCAAAAGTGAGTCCCATACTTTGACCAATCCGCTGTTAAAGCATCATCTCCTAGGTCACTAAAATATCCACCATTGGCTTTACAATTCTTCTCTGTACAAGCGGCATCCATCATAAAATGAAACTCTTCTTCTAGCTCATCATACAACCACTGTGGTGTTTCCCACTCATCACTGTTAGAGCTAAAATGAACATCCATCTTACTCACCTCTCACCTCCATCCCTTTTGAACACCATCTCCAAACATCACAATACGATTTACAGCGTTTTGGTTCTGCATCACGCTTTACCACAAATCCACACCCTTGTTCATTCTTATGGATATCAGCAGCCAAGGCACTATCAAATAACTTTGTAGCTCTCTTAGCCTTGTCATCCTTGTAGTAAGCAAAGGTAGGGGAATCTTCCCATCGTTCTTCGGCAGTACACAGAGGAAGTTCATCGTCTGGTGTGTTCTCATGTGATTGTAGGATAGAGATACGTTCTACTAAGTAACTCATCGTCTCATTATACGACATAATCTTTGCTGGCATTAACTTAACCTGATGCTTTGGATAGTCGTTTTGACCAGCTTTAGCCGCCATCCAATCCCTTCCTATCACGCAAAGTTGCGCTTTCTTTACATCGTAGCCATGATCTTTCATTAGCATAGCTTGAATAGAAAGCTGAACCACATATTCTGGCTTTGGTGCTCCAATCATCGAATACACAGAACTAATCTTGAAGTCAGTGAGAGTTTCCGTCTTTGTGTCATAATTGTCTATCTGTGCGCTAATCTTCCATCCAAGGATTTCTTTAAAATAACGCACCTCTGCAATAATATTCTTCTCACCCTTAGCAGCCATCTCCGCTGTATAGTGCAGGCTTGTTCCAACAAACGACCAAATAAGGTCTTGAGCGTCTACCTCAATCTCGGCATCATGGCGCTTCTTTAGCCAATATTGTCTAGGAGGGATTGTTGCACTTGAGGCTGAGAGGTTTGATCCACCGTTATCATACTCTCTCTGTGAGTTCTTGATAGCCTTTACTAGGACAGACGGCAGCTTGTTATTATTAGTGATTTTCAACGTAACCCCCAATATAGCTCTTCTGCCTGCTTCCTCGCTAGGACAGCATCTTCTTTATTTTCAAAACATCCCAAATAATGAGCAACTCTCTTATTCTGGATGACCGCATACCATTTCTGTAGTTTCTTATTAAGATAGACTCCTGTGTAGCCCGTTTTATTGTTTTTAAAAATCCTTCTATTTTTAGCCTGCTCGGACGGAGTTGCCCACCTACAGTTTTCTGGGCAGTAAGGTCCATTATTATCAATCCTCTCTATTGAGTACTCATCTGACGGGCGAGCCCCCATGTCAGATTGGAAGTTAACAAACCCCTGCCCTCTTGGTTCTAGCCACCTATCACATACAGTAATGCCGCGACCACCATAATTTTTATATGATTTGTTTGTAGGAGAAAAACACCTCTCCTTCATAGATAACCATGTTGAATAAAGAGTAGTAGGACTTCCATGGATTTTATGAATCCTTGATGAGTTTTCGCGTTGAAAACACCCACAAGAAGACGTTTTACCGCTCCTTAGATCACTCACACAGACTTCTGTAATTGACCCGCATACGCACAAACAGACCCTCTTAAGTTTCCCTTTGTTGTTTCTGTTGTAACCTATAACAGTCAATCTACCGTACTTATCCCCAATTTTATCAACAAGTGGTTTAGTCATCAATCCACCTTTGGAAACGCTACAGTAACAGTTCCCTTCTCACCCTTGGGCCACTTAGCTTTGCGCACCTTAGTATCGTCAATGCGCGCCATTCTTATTCGCCTCCATAACCGCCTTAACCAACATTTCAGAAGCAATCTGCTGTTCAATTGCGGCTACAACCAACTTAGCTGCACTGTAGCGGGCCATTAGGTCAATCTCCTGCTCTAGTACCTTACTTGCCTCACCTGCTAGTTCAAACATATTCATCGCACCACCTCTATAACTCCATGTTCGTTATTGTTTATCGTATACACGATTTTCTTCAATTCAGTTTCATTCTGAATGACTGCCATACAACTAGGGCAAGGTTTTGCCAATCCTATCTCATCAGTAAGTTTTACCCTAGCTACCCATAATGTATGACCTTTACCCCTTGCTTTGATGATACTTGCTAGTTCAGCATGGACAAAGCAGGCATCCTCATGGATATGCTTCTTTCCATATCTTGCTTGAAGGGGGTGGGTTCTGCTAAAACTGTTCTGACCAGTAGAGATAATCTTGTTGCGCTTGGTAGAAATCACTGCCCCAAACTTGAACTTATGGACAGGATTCTCCCTTGCTAGTTGTACGGCAGTAGAGAGCATTAGTAGCCCAACTCTTCCAGATCGTTAATCAACTGCTCAAGTTCAGCCTTACGATCCTCTGCATCCTGCTTGTAGGCTAGAGTAACCATCTTCTTGAAGTGAGCCTTCTCAAGACCTTCATCATCCTTCATGCGGGTGGCTACGTCATTAATGAAACTCTTTTCATCATCAATACGAACCATTGCATTTACACAATCTTCAACTGCCTTCTTCACTACTTCTTTGTTCATACTTCCTCCTTTGTTGATTGAATTGGAGCGGTATACGAGATTCCAACTCGTGTAGGTAGGTTGGAAGCCTACAGCCTAAGCACTCGGCCAATACCGCATTTTTATTGGTGGCCCTACGAGGATTTAAACCTCGGACTTATCGGGTAGAAGCCGATTGTTCTATTCGGGCTGAACTATAGGGCCAATAAACCTTATTCTACTGTATTCTTCTTATGCTTTACAACTCCTCGCTTTATGTCCTTCTTCTTATCTATATGAGTACGAGGTTTGTTGAACTTATTAAGATTCTTCGCTACTGGATTCATCTATGTGTTCCTTTTTGTCGGTAATTATACACATTGTAAGACAATATGCAACAGTTGTTTGGTGGGCCGTGCATGGACTCGAACCTGCATCGGTATTTCTACCCCGCGTTATGAGCACGGTGACTACACCTTTAGTCTAACGGCCCTTCGTACACTTTTAAGTATTGTCCATTATTAATGTACGTATGTCAATAGTGGACAGAGAATAAGTGCCGGTTACGATTCCGGCGTACTCTTATCGGAAGTACCGTATGCGTCCGCTGGCTTCCTTCATTTAAGGCTCTCCGCCTTTAGACTCGCGGCCAGTCACGAGTAGTAGTCTCAACCTTGTGCGCGTCCAACCGGGAACTCCCTGTCGGCAAGGCATAACCACAACAGTTCTCTGTCACCGAGGAGAAAGGGACAACTCTACCTGCGTCAGTGGCGTTTCCACCACACCCTAGATTTGAGCACAATTGCTAAAAGCAATCGGAGGCTTTAGGGGTCAAGTTAGTGCCGGGTATCCTCCGGCTGCATCAAGCGCATATGACGAATGACTCTGATATTCTACCTGATGAGGTGAAATACCTGCCAGCGTAAACCTAGGATAACTGGCTCTTCTTCTCGCCTAGGTGGAACCTTAAATTCGTGCCGTCTCTCCGGCTTGTCACTGGTTGGTCTATTCTGCTATAGATTCACGCTGATCGTCCAGTTACCTTCGGTAACACCCTTGCTTTCAACAAGTCTTCACGTTCGTAAGGATTTCTCCCTTTTTAACTACTTCTTACACATTATCCACACAACCTTGTGGACTCTTATTTTTGAAGGAAACACTGTAGTAGGTCGCTACTCCTACTATCCAACCTTTAGGTAGGCAGAGATACACGTAAGCGCGCTGTGTGTAGATGCCCCTGTGGAATGGCCCCACCTCGCCAAAGGTGTTGGTTGGTATCCCGATTCCTTGTGTGTCTGCTTTCCACACCGCACAATGTTTCCATCAAAAGCCACTCTATTTTATCCTCGGAGAGTGGCCACCGAGTGTGACAGTCTTTATTAACCTGTAGACTGACAGAACAGGTGGTGTTCAGTAGTGGCTGGTACTGATTTCCAGCTTATCCGTGTTCCAAGGTGGCCGGGGCCAAATTGTCCCGATTTGGGAGCGCCTAACGGATACTTGTTTCAGCGCGGGTCAGTCTCCCGCTACTCACTACCAAACAATCCACTTCCTATTACAACCCTTACCGTCCCAAATACCCTCAGAAGGTACATACTTTGGGTATCGGCCTGTCATCAGAAAGAACTCTTCTGCGTATTCTTTACCTACTAAGTAAGCTAGATTTTCATTCATACTAGCACCTTCCTTTTAATGTGTCAAGGGGTAAATCTTACTAATAACCCGATCTACTGCTACCTTATCATTCTTCACGCTATTAGGCTTGAGCAGAGAAAGGAACTTGTAAATGCCGTGCTCTACCGATTCAAAGCGCCTCTCAGCCTTCTGCCAATTACTGTAACTACTTTTCTTCTTCATGTCAACTCCTTTCATTAAATAAATGCCGGTTACGATTATCCGGCGCACATGTTGATGATAGTATTGGCTCCATTAAGGGGGCAGCGCAGCCTGTGCCGATTTCTTTATAACTTAGAAGGGACGGTCTTGATCGTCGTTATCAAAGTCACTCATATTCTGCTGTGCCGTGCCTTGGTTTACACCAGAAGCATTAAGCAGACTATACATGGCGGACTTCTCAAAGTCAATACTTTCCTTAATCTTCTTCTGAATGAAGGCAGGAACCTTATTGAAGGCTTCCATGTCTGGCTTGCTCATATCAAACACTACAGGAGCATTCTTTAGCTCGGGTACAGGGACTCTCTTCATCGGGGGGTTAATTGCCGCAACCTTAGCCTTACCGCTTGAAGTAGAACCTACGGTAACAAAGCAAGGTAGGCCAGCAATATCACTAACTCGTGTTGCATCAGCCTTCAGAGAAGTGACCAGCTTAACTAGGCTACCCTTAGAAGTTACGTTGTATTCCTTAGTCATCCATCGCGGCAGTTCTTCTCCTCCGCTCTCTACAGTCTCAGTGGGAAACTCAACAGTGATTGCTACCTTGGAAACGATTACTGGCTTCTCAGTGGGTACGGAGGTTTTCTTAGCGAAACCATCAGCATTCTTTTCAATTTCACCATCTTCGCCCACGACATAATACATCAGTTCAGAGGTCTTGGTCTTAGCATTCCACATAGAGTCGTGCTGCTTTCCGAGATCGGTAATCATCGCAATTCGAGCCGGAAACGTGCCATCTTCAAGGCGGGGAATCTCAGTGCGTTCAGTGTTAGCGTTTTGGTTTAATTCAAGTGACATTTAGTTCTCCTTTTGGTTTAGATTAATACTTTCGTGTTGCTTTATCATCTACAAGCACCCAAACGAGTGCAAGTGCAAATATAAGAATTAGTGGGCCGTAAGCAGGAAGCAATACAATCCACCAACTCCAATTGATATAATTCGTTAGTTTAAGACCAATGAACAAAAGCGTCAGTAGGCCAAAGAATCCAATCTTCATTTACTTTATCATACCTCCGTATGGTTGTCAATAATTAATTTCGTAGGTTATAAACATTCCCAACCTAACTCTGCTTTATACCTGAAAATACTTCTCCAATTAATATTGACGATCTCTCCAACCTCGTATGGGGATAGTCCCTCTAAGAGTAAGTATTTTGCCCAAGTTCTCCTCCACCTATACCGCGTCCTATTCCCCTCTACGGTGTGTTGTTCTCCGGGCAAGCATTGCAGGTGCTCGGTATTAAAGCAAGCCCTGTTCTTACACATATGATCGATCTCATAACCTTCTGGTATGTGTCCTACCTCTTGTTCCCAAGCAAGTCTATGCATCATTACCAGACGATCTTCTGTACTATCTTTAACTCTCAAGTAACCATCTTGATTCAACACCCGCCCTTGCGGGATAAAGCATCCATTATCATCAATAGTGAACTTAACCTGCTTCCTCATTCTGTCACAATTTGTTAATGGCATTCGCGCCAATTCCTCCCTACCTGATATCCTGCTGTAAGTTCCACATTTAGATTATAAAACTGTCCTGCCTGAGTCACAGCCTTTTGTGCCAGCTCCCCGACTATCGTATAAGCTCTATAATATCTACCGTCTGGTGCATGGCCAACATCGCTCCAGTAAGGTTCGTTAAATGCTTTTGCCTCTTCTTCTGTTTCAAACATTTTAAATTCAACTAAGTTCTTAGTTAGCTCTAATTGCGCTTCATCCACTAGTTCACACTAGGCGCAACCCTTAGTGCCGCTTTCGCTGCCTCACGTTTTCACGCGGGATCGGATCATCTCACACTCCCTATAGGAGCCTCCCCATTTCGGTTAGCCATTTGCTTGCTAACCTACATCTTTCGACTGATCTCTACACCTTCCATCGCTGGCTTGGCTCGGGATTAGCATAGCAATGTTCACACCGCTTCAGCCTTCCCCGAATTAGAGGAGTTATCACCTACGTATTTCTAAGTAGGGCCACAATATTACTTATGGTAAGCAATTAACTGCTGTGCGAACTTACCACGTCTCTCTAAACAAGTCAATACCTAGTCCCTCCGTCTTTAACCACCGATCATGAATTACCATTGCTCGCTTCATGCAGATAAGTCCTGCCGACTGAAACAAAGAATTAAGTAGAGCATGTTTACTTCTAGTTGGAACCTTCCGTCCATCAATTCCAAGAATAAATTGCTTACCTCCAACCTGTTCCCAGTACTTCTCAAGATTTTGTTTCAGCATTTCAAGAGGCTTTGCAACCTCCCAAAAAGCATTAAATACCTCTTTTGCTTTCTTTAAGGGCCACCCCATTTGCTTTGCAATCTTAGGTGGTTGAGCACCGTATGAGCAACTGTAGCGTAGAGTTTTTGCGTCATTTCTCGACGTGTTGATCTTCTTGGCGGTAACGGTGTGAATATCGTTAGGTTTAGGTGCAACTAAAGCCGCTGCGTATTCAGGGCCACCTGGATATTTGTAAACATAGTGACCTTCAATTCTTGCCTCTAATCCATCTGCATCATACCCTAGCTGGTATTCAGTTCTTTGAACACCAAACAACGCTCTCATTTTACCACCATATAATGATGTTATTCTTGGGATATTAGCTACTATCCGATGTTTCATACGAGATGTATTACACCCACATGTATCTGCTGGAGTTGGGATACGGCCATCCTGCCTCACAAAACTAAGGAACCCCTTTTCAGCCTCATCCTCATCAAAATCCGCATTACCTCCTAAGATACTATTTCGTCTGTGGCGATAAGTCAGCCAATGTGCAATTGCTTGAGCATGTGGATAACTCTCAGCGATCTTCACTAGCCCCGGACACAACTCTTTTTCTTGCCCTACAGTGAAGCTTGGGTTCGTCAGCACCTTCAAAGGCTTCTTCATATCGTGCTGTAGTAGTTTAGCCTTTAATTGAGCTGGCTGAACTCCTAGATGCTCACACCTATATTGACAGAAGGCTGATTCAAGAGTTTGATCTACATAACGATCCACAACAACAATAAACTTTTCTTTGCTTATCTTTTTCTTACCTGTATCTACAGTTAAGTCTCTCTCCTTAAACGCAGTAGGCTCCCAATTGAACTCGCGGACAAGATATTCCTTAATCTGCGTGCTGTCTGCCAAAGTCATTGGTGCGGTATCTACAAGCGGTTCCAGTGGTAGTGGAAGGGCTAAACTGCCACCATTAAACCAGAACAAATAACCTTCTTCAGTAGAAGCAATGCTTGCCCCAATCTTTGCAGCAAACTTCTCTAGATTAGCGGATGGTGTTCCGTCCTTTTTAAACTGATTCTTTGGCGGTGTAAACTCTCCCTGAATCTTCTTAGTAGCTTTCTTTGGTGGAAGCGTAGGTTCAACTTGCTGCCGAATCTCCTCCATCATGAGGTCTAATTCTTCAAGGTTCTTTTTCGCTAGTTCAGTATCAAACCAGAAGCCTCTATGCTCTTGTCGCGTAATGATCTCGGCTACGGCTTTCTCCAAAGCGTACGCACTCTGCCAGCCCCAGTCTCCCCATTCTTTTTTGAGGTAGTTATAAACCTTGTGAGTTAGATTCACGTCCTGAATACAGTAAGTCAGCATTTCTTGGCTAAATCTGGAGAAATCTACGTGGTGAATCTTATAATCTCCAAGCATCTTACCGAACCACTCCAGACTATGCCCCAACCTATCAGGATTCAATGTCTTTGACATAACCATTGTGTCGTCAATCAATACCTCTCGGCCACAAAACTTATCCGGTCCAATCTCGTAATCCATTCCCAGATACAACTTTAATACGAGATGGTCGAAGTTAATAGAGTTATGGCCGATCCAATGGTCTACCTCTGCTGCAAAGGAGGGGAACTTAATCCTAACTTCGTCCTGCACAAACGTAAAAATCTCGTTAGTATCTATATCTTTGCAGACTAGGCAGTGAACAGTAAATGTGTCCCGTAGAGTATAAGGACGTTTTGTATAGTCAATCGCTTGCTCATTAAGTAAAGAGTTAGCCTCAATATCAAATATCACCCTACGTCCCACAAACCCTCCTTATTCTTCAATCTTCAGTTCATCTATAATCTCTAGTGGCGTCAAAGCTCTTACCAACTCATTAACCGTACAGTCACTTCCTGTCCACCACATGCACGATCTGTTCCGACATGCCTTACTCTCTGGAAAGGCTAGTGGACAATATTTCTCTCTAGCTTCTTCTGGTGTCATTTGTCTGCCCATCCTGAATAACGATCTTCTACATCGTGGGTTGCTGCTGCATAACCCTCGTCGTAACCATCAGTGCGACCATCCTCATAACCATCTTCCCTGCCACGACTGTACGCTTCGTCAGCCTCATTACGAATGATAATCTCCATTTCTTGAAACATCCTCCATAGAATTTCCCTGAAGTCTCCTTCAAGGTAGTCTACATATTGCTCAATTTCGTCTAGCGTCATATTACTTGTGTATTTCACCAGTCCTCCTTAGAACCCTATATTAGAGTTGGTAGGTTCAAGATAGTCGCCCGTCTCTCTGTTATAAAAGACAGGAAAGCGGCCAGAATTACCAAAAGCACGATCTTCAAGCAGCACAAAATGGGACGTATTACGTTCGGCCTCATCTTCAAGCGTCTTGTCTCGCTCGATACCGATCATGTAGTAGCAAGCTCTCATCATGGCTCTTGACCCCGTAAACTGGTTACTGTGTACCTTTCCACCTTCTTCATGGGGCTTCCCCACTTGGGGTGCCTTTAGGTGACAAAAGAACATATAAAAGAACCCTAAGTCTTTAGCCATCTTACTGATCTCATCAGCAACCCGTTCAAGCTCTGTATTAGCATCAGCAGCATTCATACCTGTTGTCAGTCTGGTTAGGGGGTCAATAACAATATCACGACACCCCTCTACAACTACTGCATGTCTGATAGCTTGTTTCAACTGATCCCAACTTGTGCTCCCGTAGCTGTCATACAACAACACACCCTCACGTACTTTATCTACACCCTCTTTAAGTTCTTCTTGAGTAAAGTCCCCATCTGGTATGTGGAATTGCTTGTGCATAATCTTCCCAGCGATCTTACGGACAGTCATTGCTGGCTTTTCTTCTAGTTTGAATAGCGCGATTTTACCTTTCTCTACTTGGGTGACGTGGTGAGCAATTTGGTTTACAGCTTCAGACTTACCTACCTTGACTCCCGCACCGAAGTAAACACCTTCTCCTAACCTACGTCCATAAGTCAATTTAGTTAACGTAGGCCACGGCCAAGCCTTGCCCCATGTTGGAAGTGCTGTTGCTTCTTCCCACACATCGTCTACTGAAACAAAGCCCTCGGGTTTAAAGTTCTTGGCTTTACTTACGAGTGCCCAATATGCCTCATCCTTCTTACCTTCAAGCAGACAATCATTAATATCTTTCTCTGAGAAAGAAGCAACCTTAATATCAGGAATTAACTGCACTACATCTGAAACAGCTTCCTTACCTTTCTTAATCCCTTTCTTCTTTTCTTCTTCTGTGGCTGAATCTTGGTCGAAAGCAATCACTACTTCTTGGAAGTTGTTGAGGTAGTTTAGGTTGTTTCCGAGATGTGCCGCCGCATTGGCTGTCCCAAGACCGATAGATAAAACGGTAGGTTCACCACTGGGATACTTCTCTTTGAGAACCTGATACGCAGCAAGGGTATCATTCTCTCCCTCGGTGACAAAGACCTTCTTACCACCTGTAGCCCCTACGTTCTGCCCAAACAGTTCACTATCAATCTTGACTTCACCAATTGTAGTAAAGTGAAAACGATCCCCTTTTGGTACTGTCAAATCTTTCTTCTTATACCCTACAACCTTACCTTTCTTAGTGTATGGGTAGTAGATTGCTTCAATTGTCTGTCCATCTTTCTCACTGAGAGCTACGCGAACTCCAAAATGTTCACACGTTTCTTTTGTAATTGCTCGCTCAGGGATGGCACGGATAGGATATAAACTAACTTCTTCTACTGTTTCTCTTGTCATACAAACTTGTACCTTCTCCTTTACGTTATACATTCATTCTCCAAACGCTTGTTTAATCCAAGTAAAGTTCACAGGATTGCAGTTATGGAAGTCCACATTTACATTGTAGTAAGGTAGTGGTAATTCATGTGTTGCTGCCCCTTTGTGGATATGTCCATGAATATTACCCTTTGTTCTGTACATCTCTTGAGGGTGAACAGGACAGTGACTTAGCCAGTAATTCTCATACTTACGGAACCCATGTACCTTAGTAAACCACCTTAGATAGTGTTGAGTTTGGTAAAGGTCGTGGTTTCCGATAAGAAGCTCTTTGTTCCTACAACGAATCTCACTTAATTGTTCTAGTTTCTGCTTATTCATAGCAAGATCACCAAGAATAAACAACTTGTCATTCTTGTTCACAACCTTGTTGATGTTGTAGATAATCGCAGCATCATGTTCTTCTACTGAAGCAAACCCACGATTCTTTGCTGCCAACTCATGTCCAAGGTGGAGATCACTGGTGAACCATACATTACTAAGCATTAAAACTCTCCTTTAAAGAACCCTTGCGTCCACCCGGCATAACTCTTAACCCGATCCTTGTACTTGGTGAAGTCTCGAGTCCAGAAGTTGTGGTAATACTCATACTTGGCTCCACCGTGATATCGATTCTTCCCACCAAGCGGAACACCAATCAGAAACACTCTCTCGTAGTTCTGTAGACCCCATGTAAGGGCTAGGCCACCACTGCTCCCCCCTAGATACTTCTCGTAAGGAATGGCCTCTAAAGCCTTCTTAGCGTCTGTCAGAGGCGGTCTGTAGATTAGCTTCTTGACTGGTTCTTTGACTAGCGGTAGGAATTGATCACAATGTAGGGTAGCCATCGCATCAATCTTGAAAGGCCAGTCTCCTACAACACCGTTTACCACACAAATGTCTGTTGTGTCAAGAACTTTCTCGCCGTACTCATCTAGGAACTGATCAAACTCTTGGTAAAGGGTTTCTCCGCTTCCTGCGATTAGTAAGTTATTCATATCTCATTTTCCACATATCTATGGCGCACTTGGTGCCGTAGATTAACGAACCAACTGTCCACGAATATAGTCCGATTTTATTATCAAAACCAGATGCTACATTTGCACTCAATAGGCAGCCCCAGAACCCAACATAATCAATGATTAGTATCGTCTTCCTATCCATCCTCTTCCTCCCCTAGACAACAATCAACCCGCCTCACTCGAATCTGATGTGAGAACCTAGCCTTATCTGCGCCGTAGACACTGAATACCATGCTCAGGAACACTAGCACGGATACGATAAAGATGCAAGCCTTTTTCAGTAGTTGCTTAATCATTTTGGATCAACTGGCGGTATTGAATCCAAGATCGGAAATTACCTGACCATGTTTGATACTCCCTATCCATGTGGGTAATTCCTTTGTAGTCCATCCACCCATCAATAGGAAGTATATCCATCCAATCCTTGTGAGGCATAGGTGTTGCTTGGTGCTCCAGCGGACTCAGGTGTACCGGATCATTTTCAGGGTAATAACACCCACGCTTATCTGTGTATGGACGCACAGCAAGTTGATTGTAAAGCTCCAAATCATCTGCGACAGATGGGCTAGAGTTATCGTGCTTCATATAACTAACACGAGCACAGCGGGCTACTGAACATTTGATAGCAACATCTTCATCAAGCATCATTGCTTCTTCCTGTGAGACATAAGGTAGATGCCACCCTCGATAGTGGGTGCTTGTATAACTCTTTTCTTCTGGTTCACTTTCTTCTATCGCTTGCTTCATGCAACGTGCAAGTTCCTGAATCTCTGGCTGTGCTGCTGAATGATTGCGCAAAGCAAAGAAGTTGTCCCACTCTGTTGCTGTTACTACCCCCTTAACAAACTGGAAAGGTTCAAGTAAGCGATTTACGATTTGTTTGTGATATCCTGCGTCTGAAAAATGTTCAGCCATTTCACTACTCTTCCTGGCAGCTATCCCCCACGCCTCATGACGTTTTACACGATAATTATCATCGTACATTCGACCTGCTTCGGGATTAACTACTCTGTTGAAATTTTCTTCCTTCGCATGCATCCCTGCCTGATTTTTTCCCCAATGCACAGGCATAGCTGGTTCATTCTCAACCTGCTCAATCATCTTTGCTACAGGGATAGCCCGACTGCTTGAGAAGTTTCGTGAGAACATCCGATGTGTATTAAACTCAGGCAAAATAAAACGATGGAAACGTAGTTCCATTGTGGTCAGCCGAACTCCGTTAGCAATAGAATCAGCGACTACTTTAGCTTCAATCCCACCTTTACCTTTTACAATGCTCTTATACAATTTTCTTCTCCTTTACTTCAATCTTGTCACCTACGAACTGTTCATAAGCAAGCATAGCGGACAAGAGGGCGCTCATATCGCAAATATCAAGGATTGGTAGTGACTGCCCATTTACAGTAATGAGTACGTCAAGATTAGGTGTTACCTCCATCTCAACAATCTTCTTGTTGTGGTGTTCGGGATAAAGGCCAATAGTGCGTTCCTTGACAACCACCTTGCGAGTGTCAAAATGCTCCTTAACGTTTACGCGATAGCGGGTATCACGATCTCCATCAAAGTCAAAGATTACGTTGTATTTCTTCTTGTCCTTTTTACGTTCCTCAACAAGTCCTAAATCACAGTAACCGTACACATTTCTATATCCTGCCCATTGAACAGCAACTTCTTTCCCATGGAGATCAGCGTTAATACCTGATACTACACCAACCTCATCCTCTGAGTCAGGGTTACAACACCCATCACCAAAAAACTCAGATTCCTTCTTCAAGTAAACCTTGTCACCTACTTTAATTTTATTCCTCCTAGTTTAAACAAATCACTTTCTCCCCGAGATCGTCATCTTGATCCTCATATTGGTCTTGAGAATAAAACTCCCTGCTTAATCTATCGAAAGCGCCTAATGATGGTGAGTAACTTGCGTACTGATAGCCGTTACCTTCATCACCTCTAGCGTACACAACAGGCAGTTCAAGAATCTCAGGATTAGCGTCAATCAGTTTATTGAGATCGTTTAACCATTCTTTGAGTTGCATTTTACTCCTCCCCCATCCAATCTACGATAAATGAAAACACACCAGCCTTACGTTGAGCAATGCTGCGAATTGCCTTAGCTCGTTCGGCGTTTACGGTTGCAAGTTCTTTCTCTGCTTCCGAAAGAGAGGCGACAATCGTGGCAACAGGGCTATCCGCGTTTAGCAAAGAACCTCTCGGAAAGTCAAATGCTTTCAGTCGTCCATCAAGGCTTGCAACACGTTCTTGGTACACAGCAACCATCTCCTTCTGTGCGCGGAGAGTGCCCAAATCGTTCGCGTGATTCATACTCGACATAAGCCCAAATAATACGATAAATATAAGGAATATTACAGGTCCGGCTGTCCCAAAGAATCCAATAAAAAACACGAGTTCGTTTGTGACACGCTCTTGGAAGAGCAATGCGATTGACCCAATCAAAACAAGTACAGCCCCAATAATTACTAAAATCATTTTATTCCTCCATAACTTCAATCATCTTATTCACCCACTCAAGAAGCTCTCGCTCCCCGCCGAAGACTTCATTAAACCTCTTCTTACTCTTTAAGGATGGCCCTACCATACTCTCTGCCGCGTCCCTTGTCAAGCCCTCTGGTGGGACTCCTTCGTGATGCCAATAACACAGAGGAAGCGTGTAAGCGTGACCAAGCCTTTTGTTCCCTTCAACGATATAATGAACCTGAATCCAAGTGTTCTTGAGTCCGTAAGATAAGCAGCAAATACAACCGATCTCTCGCAGGTGTTCAAACCTACGGCGATATTCTTTTGTAATTGCTGCGGTCTTACCAACCACTACGCCACCATCATCTTATTGAAGAACGGAGAGTACACTGAACAAACCATATACTTAACCTTATCCTTAATTGCAATGACTACGGAGTAATTAGCTTCGTGCCAGACATATACCTTGTCGGCTTGTTCCTGTTCTTTGATCTTCTTTAGTGCGTTATCAAACATTACTTAATCTCCTAAAAATACCATCTTGGCGTTTTTTACTTTAATAGCTTGTTGAGACAGGCACACCGTACGGATAAGACCTGTCTCAGTGTTCACAAGAGCGTTCTGATCTTGCTCTTGTAACCACATAATCAGTTCAGATACCGTCATAGGTTTACTCCCTGTGACTGCATCTTCACCATTGACTGAAATACAGATATTGTAAGTTCAGCCGCCTTTCGATAACTACCGATTGTGTTGTACTCTAGCACAGCTTGTTCATATTCGTCAACTAGGTTCTTGTATGTTTCAGAAGCTCTTGCTTTAGCTTTTCGTGCTTCTTGTGTACCTTCTGCGCCAAGGTACTCAGTAGCTTCTGCTACCTTTAGGTGGTGGTCTAAGGCTTCTGCTCTGGCTCTCCACTTACCGTAGGGAGAAGCAGAAGTCGAGAGATATTCTAATGCTTTTTCAACTTTATCTTCAGTGATCACTCCATTCCCTCCAAGTCATATCCATCAAGAATCTCGTCAATACCGCCTATTTCCTTGTCATCATCGTAGAAAGCCATCTTAGCTTCTAAGAGGCATCCGGGGCATAAGTCCTCGTAGTCATTAGTGTACTTGTTAATACGTTTTGGTTCATATTCTGCGTTACAACATTTACAGCGCATTCTTTTGTCCTTCGTGGTTCATTCCCGAACGGTAAATTACTATGTTTCTATGTATAGGTTGGCTGCATTCCTTCCCGTTCGGGAAAATACATCTAGCGTTCCAAAATCTGTTATTCATTCCAACTCCTTCATTTACTTGACTTTTTTATAGTTTTGTGATATACTCAGCCGAAAATGGCTTTTCTAAAAAATTACCCGAGACACCCCTTAGTGAGGATGTATGACCGACTCTACCACAGATTCCACTCAATTGCAAGAAATTTCTGAACCTGCTGCCCCTGTAAAGCGAGGCGGTCAGCCAGAACGGAAACGTATTACCCCTGCAAAGAAGAAGAAGTTTCTCAAGCTCTTGGCTGAGACATGTAACGTCCAAAAAGCCGCCAAGGCTATGAAGATTCCTTACCAAACCCTCTACTGGCATCGAAGGAACGATCCTGAGTTCGCTGCTGCTTGGGAACTGGCTGTCTCCGAAGCTATTGATGAACTTGAAGGTTCTGCCTTCAATCGTGCTACTCATGGCGTAGAGAAAACCGTCTACTACCAAGGTGTCCCTTGTGGTACTGAGACTCAATACAGTGACGCATTGGCTGCTCTCCTACTTAAAGCCCATAAGCCTGAGAAGTACGGTGACAGACGCTCTATGGAAATCTCAGGGCCGGGTGGCCGTCCTGTAGAGATCAATGCTGTTCGTGGCCGTATGATTGAGTTACTTGGAGTCACCATTGATCAGATTGAGGACTGACTTTCATTCCGTATTGACAACATGTCCGACAAAGAGATAAGGAAATCTCTTTTTTCTCCATAGCTGCAATTTAGATGTGTTTCTTCAATAATCTCCCAAAACATCAAGAACTCTTGCTCATCGTCAAAAGTGATTGAGATTGGTGCAAACTCTTGTGTTACTTTCATTTCTTCTCTCCTTCGATAAACAACACCCGACCATCTGCGAGATCAATCCTCCCACGCTGAGTACCGTGTCCGCAACAAGAGGCTACGGTTTCTACGCCGCCTGCGTTCAGGGCTGCTACAATGTGGTGGATGCAGTGGTCAATACACTGAACCTTACCATTAATCGGCATACAAACTTGATTCTCAAAGGTCTTTACGCCTCCGGGGCCATCACACTTATTATATACTGATTCAACCTCTACCCCTTGCTCCCAATTGATATAATCATTATCACAAGAATTACAAGGTGTTGAGTCATAAGGATAACTATAATACCGGCAACTATCGCACCGCTGTGTCATCTCTTCTCCTCCCAAGTGTTACAATTCGTAACGGCCTCAATTATACCAGACTCTAAGCTCCGAAGTCTAGCCCAAGCGGGGATTTGTGCCTTGTTGAAGAATAGCCAATCACAAACTCCCAAACCTCTCCGCATTTCTCTCCAATACTTGCAGTTTGTGCAAGTTTTAGTCACTTTCTATTCTCCTTCCAGTAAGTATCCCATTGAATGTTCTCTTGAGTGATCCGCAAATTCGATATACGGTTTATCTCAAAACCCACTGCTGCTATAATCCCCATCTGAATCTCAGTGGGGCTAAGAGAAGCAAGTTCAATATAACTGTACTCCCTCTTGAGGGTTACTTCAACAGGATCGGCATTGTTCCAGTAACGAGTAGCCTTATTGCCCTCTATTTTGGCTCCAACAACGTCCCTGTTGTCTAGGTTAAACGTGATCCAGAACATTACTTCAACTGACCTTTAACGCACATGCTGTAGATATCGTTACGGAAGTCCACAATAGCCTTCTGCTGATTATCGCTTACGCTATATCCTGGTCGGTCATAGGCCATGATAATAAGAGTCTTAAAGAAGATTGCTTCTTTCTTATCTGAGGACTTATCAGCCGCAGCAATCATATCCGCCATAGCTACCCCATTCTGACGTGCCGACATAACTACTTGTGCAATTTGATCGGTATTCTCACAATTGCGACCAAACGCCACACCAGACACCAACATCATTACTACAAAGATAATCTTCTTCATAATTTAATCCTCCCTAGATAAATTTATCAATTGCCAGTTTAACAAGATATAGCTTCGGCTTCCTCTAGGAAGGGTGCAAATCGTTCTTTAAGGGTAATCAATTCTTTTTCAATTTCTTGGCGCTTCGTGCGCTCTTCTGACTCTCGTTGATATGCGCGATGCAGATCATCTTTATACTGCTCAATAACTGGTTCTGCCGGGCCAATCAAATTATCCGGCACAATAGTAAATGTGACAGAAGTTTTACTATCAATCTTATATTGAGACTCTTGCCAGTTGGGTTCATTGACTACAATGGCTTTGTCCATCCCTTGCATGATTGCTCCTATATCTTGAGTAACCGGGATAGCTACTTGAGTGTAACCTGCTTTGATAACTAGATACATGATTTTACCTCCTAATTTAATTGTTGAACTTACCTACTATTTTCCCAGACAAGAATAACACCACTAAACATGACAATAGGTGTTCGCACTTAAACCACATCTTTCATTTCCTCACCATTCTTGTCATAAACCTTCTTACCCACCCGAAGCTCAATGATCGTATCCGGCCAGAATGACCGATAAGCCTTTGCCCCAGCCTCAAAACGATGCAGTCCTTCCTTGAGATTCTTGCGGAAGGTGCCGAGATCAAGAACTACAGCACGTCCATCAACGACAGGATTTCCAGTTCCCTTAATGTAACGCTTGGTCATTGGGTGGAAGTTCATCACTCGCTTCTCACCGTTCTTCTTTACGAAGGTAACAGTAGCGAAGTGTCCGTCAGTCAGTTTACGAAACGTATTCAGGTCCATGTCAAGTCTCCATATAGTCAATGATGTCGATGGAAGTAACTCTATACTCTGTTTCAAACTTTGTCAAGAAATATTAGCAGCCGCCCTGAATAAATTTATGATCTCCGATAACCATTACTCTTTTCATATCTTTCATCCATACTCTATGGATGTTCTTGTGAGTATAGTGACAAGAACCGTGGTATGCAAGTTTTTTATTCAAGGAGTTCCGCGCCACTGCCTGAGCCACTTCCCAAGCCTTCTGATCTTGAATAACCAATTCCTGCTTACCATCCCAGAAATAGCTGAACTGGTTAGGTTGCATCACAACCCCGCAGACAGTGTTAGGGAACCGCTTGCTCTCTACCCTATTAAGGATCGTCTCAGCGACAGCGTATTGACCCGCCAGAGGTTCTGAGCGGGATTCAAAGTAAATTGCTACAGCTAGTGCTATTGTGGCATCACACATAACTCACCTCAAAAGAATAGTATCCAGAATGAGAACCCAACCCAAGCATAGCACAATAAGTTAAATACTCCAAGACTTCTTTGAGCAAAATCCTCATCTGTTTCTATCTGTTTTTCGTACCTACTGGCCCAATAACACCCAACTCCCATTAAAAACAGGATTGGGCCGCAGAATAGAAGTGTTTTTATAAGGAAATCAGTCATTTGTACCTCTCAAGAGAGTTCCAAGACCAACTGACAGATCGTTTTCCGCACGTCTCACACTTCAGGACGTGGACGTTTTTCGGCGTCGGTTCCTTATCCGTCTGGTAGTTGTGTCCCATTACGAAAGTTCCGCTTTTTATGGAACGCCAGACTGTTCTGATGAGACAGATCGGGTTACGCATAATCTACTACACTCTCCGTATACTTCCGAAAAGCTAAGTCAATAATTGCCAACATTCGGATACCATCATCATCCTTGTATGCATCAAAAAGCTGTTCAAAATCAATGATTTGGTCATTGAATAGTTCCATGAAGTCGCCTACTTCAATAGAATCAAGCTGCTCATTGATAGCTTGCTCTCGTAGTTCGGCACGTTCTTCGGCCTTCATTTCTGCGATTTCATAGTTGTTCAAGTCAACCATTACCGGATCAATGTTATTCATTATCTTCGTCTCCTGCACTTGGAAGGCCAGTTGTTTCATTGATTTTAAGATACCCACCGAAACAAGTAAAGCTCAATTCAGGGCCGGAACAGTCAATAATGACAATACCAGCATCTCCGTGAGAGTCACCGGCGGAAAGAACACGCGTTTGGTTCCAAATACCCCAACCCGTGTTCCCCTCCTCATTACCTATCAATTCCTGTACCAGACGTGCAGCAGTATACTCAACATCACCCGACCTCCCTTTCATGCGCTCTTTAAGTCTCTTGCATACATCACCAGCGGAATAGCCCGACCAATGCCCGTAAACAACAGGGGAAACATTCTTCCCTGAGACTACTTGGAACAATACACGATCACCCATTTCATTTCTCCTTCATTTGATGTTGCTGAGAGTATATACCTCTGAATCTTGCTGTCAACACAAGAGATTCTTATAGGGGTATTAATCAATCTTTGTATCCAGCAGCTTGACAATAGCAACAGCGGCATATTTTCCATAGGTATCTTGCAGCCATGCTCTGTATGCAGCTCTTTTTGTACGGAAACCCGAAATCATGCAGTTGGGATAGTCCTTGGTGATGTATGCAAACTTCCCGCCCCATTCAGGGTCACAGTCTACAATCTCAACGCCAGCCAGATCGGCAAACTCTTTTAGTGTCATTTTACCCTCCTTCTGTCTATTTTTGAGTATACCCGCTAGGGTAGCCTCTGGTCAACCCTTAAAATCAATTCTAAGGTCGTTTTTCATTAGAAAAACACTATTCCGTAGACCTATCCTAGCTTACCCCGTGGGGTAGTAGCGGGTAGCCTTCCTTGGCTTCCGTTTACTATAATATCTCAATCAATCGGGTTGATATGCTTCAGTGCTTCCTCAAGTTCTGACTTCAGGTATTTCTGACCGTTCAACTCAACCACTTCTTGAGTAGACTGTCGCACATCAATACCACTAATCTCGAAAAAGATATCCGCATCGAAGTTAGGCAAAGCAAACAACTTAGCCCGATCTTCTTCATCTGCCTTATCCCAAGATCGCTTCCATGCCTCCTTGTAGTCGTAAGACTTGAGATAGCCACCTGTGGTTTCCCAGAACGGATGTTCTTTCTTCTCCTCTTCATTCATCTCGGATGGATAAACCCATTCCACCAGATCAAAATAGAAGAAATTAGGAAAGTCAATATCTTCCAGAGACATATCTGTGTCCTTGTTAAAAATCCGCACAGGCGGTTCTGTAGTGTTCAAGTAACCGCTGTTCCGGTAGCCGCTGTTCCAGTTGCCGCTGTTCCGGTCACCGCTGTTCCAGTTGCCGCTGTTCCGGTAGCCGCTGTTCCAGTTGCCGCTGTTCTGGTTGCCGCTGTTCTGGTTGCCGCTGTTCCAGTTGCCGCTGTTCCGGTAGCCGCTGTTCTGGTCACCGCTGTTCCGGTCACCGCTGTTCTGGTCACCGCTGTTCCGGTAGCCGCTGTTCCGGTAGCCGCTGTTCCCGTTGCCGCTGTTGTTTTCACTCATGTTATATCTCCTTTGCTGTTGTGAACGGATGGAAAGTGTATACGAAAATAAAGTCAATAGCTAATCAAAGTTTTTTATGCTTTATTAAACTGAATTATCTCTTGTAGAACTCTTTGTAAATTAAGAGGTTACATGATTCATGAAAATAAAGTTGCTTTTTACCTCGAAATATGATATAATTAAAAGCATTAATAGATAGCTAAAACTAGCTGCCTATATAGATCAGCAATGATCACCGTCCAAGGGACTACCTTGCGACGTAAAACTGCTAAAAGCTCAGCTACACTGTGTAGATCACATAAAACAATAAACAAAACAACTTACTAACCCCCGATCTTAACTACTAAAATACACAATGTCAATAACTATCTACTTCGATGCTGCTTGTAAACCTAATAACCCCGGTGAGTTAGGCTTAGGGTGGGTTATTAACGGAGATGAATACTGTGAGTATGGGGGATTAGGGAGTAATAATGTTGGTGAATACATGGCTTTAATCAGAAGCCTTGAGTGCCTGCATAAAAATTATGATATTCATCAACCCGTTACAATCTATGGTGACAGTAAGTTGGTTGTGGAGCGAGTCAATGGCCGCTGGAAGGTAAAGAAACCCCACCTTCGTCCTCTTTGCGATCGTGCCAAAGCCCTTCTGAAACGGTTAGACTACTCCCTCAAGTGGATACCGAGGGAGCAGAATACCCAAGCTGATAGAATGAGTAATGAGGCTTATAAAGTTAAAACAAAGTGATAGGGTGTTTAGGGAAGAGGATCATGCTTGAGAGTGGAAATATCAACTCCTGGTCCCACTTCACCTTTTCCCCATTGATCACTACAGCCCCGTTCTGACACCAACGCTTCAGTTCAGAATTAGTGGCTTTTCCCACCCTCTTCCCTTCCCGCGTCTGGAATGAACAAACTTCATTCAGTTCCCGTAAGAACTCCCAAGTCGTCATTCCTGCTCCTCCTTCTTGCCATTTTCAATCTCCTTTAACTTGCAGTAATGCTCAACGTAGTCCATAACTCCCTGCCAGAACGGATCAGTTAGCCGATACTGAGCCGTAGCCTCTAGGCACTCAGGATAACCCCTGATACCTTCATGCTTCTGTTGTTCACGCTCCGCGAACTTCAAGCCATCAAACCAAGTAGTCATTTTAAAACATCCCAAAGTACATAAACCCCACAACACAATAAAGAAATCCAAGAGAGGGTAATTGTAGCACCATACATCCTGCGCTTCAATACCCACAACTTAAAATCTTTGTGCTGTAGCCAGTCCATAAAATGCCCTCCCTAGAAAATTACCCTAGCTAGAGGCTAGACAGTTGCCCTTGGCAACCTAGCCTACCTCTAGTGAAAGTGTACTTCAACTTTCCTACCAAAAATCAACTTCCCAATCTCCTTCGCGCCGTTTAGCGTATATGCCGCCAGACAGCATACCTTAGAACCACTCAGAATCACGTCAAAACGCCTCATTAGACAATCTCCTTTGGGTTTTAGAGAAGTACCCTATACCTACCTAGCGGGTCGCCCTTGAAAGTGGCTTAAACAGCTTCTCCTGTTGCTTTGGCGATAGCCTGCTTTGCGTACTGCGCCACATCATACGGGCCTTTACCTGCAAGTTCACCCTCATCCTGTTGCCATTGTACGATAGCCTTCAAAGCCTCCAGCAAATCAGGGGCAGCGGAGATTAGTTTGGCGTTAGCCTCCTTTTCAGGAAGGTCAATCTTCCCAAAATCAGCTACTGCCTTGAGGGCGTGGCTGTATACCACACGAACAGCGGAATACTCGGGGGCATAAAACCATTTGCCTTTTGTATAGCTCATTTTAAGCTACCTCCTTAATCCATTGCTTCTTTTCAGCCTTCCGATTGAAGCCTTTGACAGCCTTAATCTTAGTAGACTTGACGATAGCCTTAACCTTCTTACCACGGATGCGGGAAGGCTTGATGTAGGTGTCGAAAGTATCCAGTTCCATTTTACATCACCTCTTCGATTGATGGGTAGTATTTGTATACCAGATCAATCAGCATCTCAGACTGTGCCGACTCCGCCGACTCCACCGCCGACTCCACCGCCGACCTCGCCGCCGACTCCGCCGACCACGCCGCCGACCTCACCGCCGACCTCACCGCCGCCCACGCCGCCGACTCCGCCGCCGACTCCACCGCCGACTCCGCCGCCGACCACGCCGCCGACTCCGCCGCTGACTCCACCGCCGACCTCGCCGCAGACCACGCCGCCGACCTCAAATCTTCACGCCCTGTTTGCAGATACTCAACAATCAGATCATATTGATCAGTATAAGGTTTGATTTTCTCAATGTTAATTAAAGCCTGTTTACGTGCAAATTCTTGCAGCATGTCTGTAGCATCGAATCCGGCAAGATAGTTTCGTACCTGAGCGGATACCTTATCATCTCCAATGTCCATCTTTCCTGACAGCTCCACCAAGTAGAGGATCGGCCCCGGTGCATAAGCGAGAGCATCGCGGATATTAACAGATGCGTGAAGCCCGCTACTACACAATATAGGCTCAGCGTCAACAGAATGGCTCTCACCAAGGATGATAAATCTGTTATCACCATAGCGCAACTTCCGATCTTCTTGCGCAAAGTACCATGCTTTCATTTTACATTACCTCGTTGATTGCTTGAATTACCCGATCACGGCGGGCACTCTTGTAATAAAAACTTTCAATCCGCTTAATCCACTCTTCCTTACTAATTTCCTCTCCTTGCTGGCAAAGGAAACCATACGCACCAACAGCATAGCGGAAAGTGTCAAGCATGCCCTTATCTGCAATATCCTTACCCGGAATGTGTTTAGCACAAATGCCCTTGTATGTATGACAAAGCATAGTATTCTCCAAAATAGGTCTGTTAAAAAATTACCCTAGCTTATTTGTATGGGCGGAAGGCATGAAGCGGACAATCCACCTTGCATTCCCGAATAGTCTCACGGATACCACCGTCATAGCCACCACCACAACATTCATAACACATAGCATGGATGGCAATGGTACGGCTTGTGGGGTTGTCCTTCAGCTTCTCACGGAAGGTCTTACGCTCCACCTGTTCACCAGACTCCTTCATACGCTGGCGATGTTCAGCAAGGGCTTTCTTGGCGTTTTCGTTCATGATTTTACTCCCTGCTTAGCTTGGATCAGCATTTTAATCATTTCCTCATTCTGTTGCAAGAATGCGAGAGCATGGGTATCCATTGCAGCTAAATCATCTTCACTGAAACTAACCCATCGGTCAATTTTATGGTTTTGGCAGCCAATCTGCATGTGGGTTTCCGAAATTGCAATAGGCCAGTACAGACCGTTGACCGCAAGAAGGTTTGATGCTGCTGGTCCAGCCCATCGCAACACACCGGAGCAGCGGGAGCAGCCAGAGCAGCGGGAGCAGTCGGAGCAGTCGGAGCAGCCGGAGCAGTATGAGCAGCGGGAGCAGTCGGAGCAGTCGGAGCAGCCGGAGCAGTATGAGCAGCGGGAGCAGTCGGAGCAGTATGAGCAGCGGGAGCAGTCGGAGCAGTCGGAGCAGCCGGAGCAGTAGGAGCAG